CTGGTACAGCGGGACTTTGATCGTGCGCTTAACAGCAGCGGCAGCCGAGTTGGCGTCCGTGCGAAGCAGCTCAGCGCATTGTGCGTCGCTGTAGACTAACCCTAAGCGTACCTCGGGGCCAGTGTGCCCGGTGCAGATGGTAGGCTTTCCAATCGAATCAAGGTATGCCCGGTTAACGGTTCCTTCTTCGTGTTGGATAAAGCCTAAGCCTGCTGCGGAGATACTAAGGACAGCCACAGCAGAGCGCGCAAGGCGCCCTACTTGTGGGAACTTAGGCATAACTCACCTCTTATGGAGCAGCGACTACGGTGATGGCGGTCAGTTGGCCGTCAGCCACGGTCAGTTCGTAGGTAACGCCGCCAGTGGAAACTTTCTGGCCGTTGGTAACGGATGCGACGAGTGGGTTCTGGCCCGGAGCGCCGGGAGTGGCGTTCAGTGCGGCGGTGAAGAACGCAACCAGCTCGGGAGAGTTCAGACCGGATTGGCCCTTGCGGATTTCGGCTGCGGAGATTGCAGTGGTAGTGATCTGGCGGAGCTTCTGGCCGACGCGGAGTTGACCGGGGGATGGCAGAGTGGAGAATTTCATCGTCTTGTCTTCCTTGCAGTAGGATTGGCGAATTGCCGGTAGCCCATTTGGGCAGCGTTGGTGTAGCGGTTGTGGCTAAGCGGGTCTTGCATGAACTTGACCAGCTCCTGATCCCGGACGGATTGCGCAACGAGTGCGGAGTCTTGGGCAAGAGCGTTGATGAAGTGCGCTACGGCGATGCTGAGTACGTCGAGCCGGTCGTCTTTAACCAGCGCGCCTCTGTCGCGTGTGAGCTTGATGAACTGGTGCATCAGGGTGAACAACTGGCGCTTGTCAGCGGGCTTGCCGAGGGTCGAAGCCCAGTCGTCAGTGATGACGCTTTCGTCGAAGACGAGTGCGCCACGGGCTGCGATTGGCTCCAGAGTGTCGGCGATACGCTGCTCTTTCTGGCCGGTGTTGTACACTTCTTGCACAGCGCAGGTAACGCCCTCAGCACGTAGCAGAGGAAGCAGAACCTGTGTAAAGGCACCATGGCCCATGTTCTTCTCGATCAGGATCAGGTGCGGCTCCCAGCGCTTGCAGTACGCCACCAGCTTCTTGAGCGTGTCGGCGTCGTAGCCGCCGGGGATACCCTCTACCGAGCGGACGAAGATGTTACCAGCGAGCTGGTCAACTACGGCCACACCGGTTTCGTCACCGTTCTTGCCGCCACCAGCGGGGTCGATTGCCAGCACACGGGATGCAGGCGCAGCGAACTCCTTGCCGATGTCCATAGGCGTCGAGCAGTGGAACTTGAGAGAGCCGACCTGATACTGTCGCAGATGCTCAGCGCTGATGCCACGCACGAAGTGCATGGGCAGTTGCGCGCCGAGGTTCATAACGACGATGTGTTGGGCCTTGAGTGGGTAGCGCTCCATGTCGCTCAGGAGCGTACACAGCATGTGCTGGAGCTGGAAGTAGGCTGGCCCCTGCTTGTTCTCCTTGGAGAGCAGTGCGGCCTCGCCCAGCAGCTCAGGATCGACTGGCTGGCCGGAACGTCCGGTTGGCCCGCCGCCTTCCCGCAGAGACGGGTCACGGGTCATGCGTTGTTTGATGTACGGCGCCAGATGCTCGCCATACGCCGGTTCTTCCTCGACCGTTGGGTAACGACCGGGCCAGATGCGCAAGCCAAAGCCTGCTGCCGGGAGTGTGTTGTACACGGAAGCGTCAGTCTGCGGAGTACCGAGGAAGATCACTCGGCCCCGACGTTCTATAACGCCGCCAGCGCCCACGCGGTCAACTGCGATGGACGGGAAGTCACGGATTTGTTGCAGCAGAAGCTCGCGGTTGGTCGCGGTGCGGGAGTTCTTGTGGGATTCCACGTCGTCCGCAATCAGCAAGTCAGCTCGCTTACCCTGCAAGTTACCACCAATACCGATGCACGCTACGGAGGGCGACTTGTCCACGCCTTTCAGGCTGTTGTGAACGTCGAACTTCTCCACGGATACACGGTCGCCAGCTTGCTGGTCAGGTCGGAGGCACGCCAGAATGTCCATGCTCATAATGAGTCGGACGATCAGCGTCGAGATTTCGTTTGCCTGCGTACCACCTGCCGAGATAATCAGCACACGGGAACGCGGGTCTTGAATCAGTGTCCACACCGCGAACAATGCGGTAATGGTGGATTTGGCTTGAGAGCGCTGTGCCTGAACCATCAGGTCTTTGGGGCCATGCTCAAGGTACAGGCCGATGTCTTTCTGGATCGCTGTTGTCCCAAACCCCAAGAACTTCATGCCGATAATCAGAAACGGCAAGAAGCTCTGGAAGGTTTGTTGCAGCAGCGCCAACTGTGCGTGGCGCGGCGTCTTGTGTTCCATCAGTTCTGAACTCCCATCCAGCCTTCGGCGTCTTTGAGGATACCGTCAAGCTCGGCTTGGTTCACGGAGCCTTTCAGGTCAGCGGCAAGCTGTGCGCCCAGTCGGGCCAAGTCTTTGTCGCCACCGGGTTCGGCGGTGATGTTGTTGTCTTTCAGGAACGCCCGGACGACAGCAAGGTCGTTGGACGTGAGCGGGATGTAGCCTTCATCTTCGAAGCCCAGTTCAGCAGCTTCAAACCGATGCTCCCAGTAAGCGGTGAACATCGTGTGCAGATTGCCAAGGCGATCACTAGAAGCTGCCATTGTCATTTCCTCTTATAACGGTCGTACAGGTAGAAGCCTGCCTGAATCAGAATCCAGATACCGGCCATCCATTGCACAACCGGAGTGATTGGGAACGACACAAAAGAGTCGTAGAATGTTGCGCCGCCGACTACCGCAGTCGGGGTATTGCGAATCACCACGTCTGCGGCGTCAGTGCTGAGCATGTCTTACTCCTTGAGTTTGAGTCGGATCTCTTTGGCGCGGGCCAGTTGTTCTGGCGTCGCAAGTTGAAGTTGTACATCAATCATCAGGTCGGCCAGCTCAGCTTCCAGAGCTTGTCGCTCGGCTGCGGCTTTGGCCTCTGCTGCGTACTCGGCGTCGGACTTACCCGTGTAGGGTGTCACACCAAGCGACAAGCAATGGTCAAACAAATCTTTGCCCCAAGGTTCAGGGTCGAGAGCGCTGATAGCGTAAGGGACGTATTTCTCGCCCCAGTTCACTTCGGCGGTGATGAACTTGCCGGAATCAGAGGCGTACCGTGGACGACGAACGCCGTACACGGTGAACCCTTCCCGATAGGTTTTCGGAAATTGCATTAGCTAACCCTCAGCCAAATAGTGGTAGAAACAACCTTGTTACCCGTGGACACACGGCCCATTACACGCCAAGTGCCGTACCCGACGATTTCCGAGAAGTCGCCCGCACAAGTCGCCCAGCCGAGCTGATCACCGCCGACGAGTGCATCCGGCCCGCCGTTGACCATACCGCGAGTTTGCAGCATGGCGTAGGTGCCGACTTGCCCAGCGGTGAATGCTGCGACGTTAGCCCGGACAGCACCGCCGAACTCGGCACGGGTGACGAGGTTGGAGTTCACCCAGTTGGACAGGTAGCCGCCCCAAACCCCACCGTACACGTTGCCGTCGTTCGCAAGCCACGAAGCGCCGTTGCCTGACCACACAGTTCCGCCCGACAGCAACTCACCAGCAGAGACTCGCCCGGAGATAGCGGCAGATGGGGCAGTGATGTTACCGTTGAAGCCTGCGGTCTTGTTTGCATAGAGCGCCAAGGTGTCGCCGCCACCGTTTGCGCGGAAGTGCATGGTAGACCACGGGTCGGTGTAGATCAGACCAAGCTCGCCGCCTTGCTGGTTCTGGAACCAGATGTGCGTGTTTGCAACTGCCGCAGCGGGCCGTAGGTACAGGCTGCCTTGGGTAGCAGTGTAGGTGGTGGCGTTGACAGCAGCGGTGACTGTCATGTTACCGAACACGGACACGTTAGCCCGAAGGCTGATGTCACCACCGGACTGCGGGTAGACGTTGTTGTGGTAGCCATCGACGGATACCATCGAAGCTGCCCGCCATTCGCCTCTCACAGAACCGTTCCCGCTGCTGAATCCGATGTTCATGGCCTGATTCACTTCTGAGCCGTTACCACCAGTCTGCCCGAATCGGAGTATCCCGTCAGAGGTCAGCCATGCCATACCCGCAGTCTGCCCAGCAACGTGCCATTCAAACATCGCCTTGCCGTCAGCCTTGGCAATAGCCTGCACACGCGGCTCGACCACCAGAACCCCGGTCATCTGATCACCGGAGCGGTTTACCTTGCCAGCCACGTTTGCGCTTGCTTGGTTTGCCGTCTGGATTGCCTGATCAGCTTTGGTGTTTGCGCCTGCCACGTCAGCAGCGGCGCCGTTGGCCGTAGCCAATGCTTGCGATGCCTTCGCGTCAATACCCTCGGCGGTTGCCTTGGCTTGGTTCGCGGTAGTGGTTGCGGAGTTCGCGGTGTTGATGGCCTGTGTGGCTTTGCCGTCAATCGCGTTTGCAGTGGACTCAGCCCGGTTGGCAGTGGCGGTAGCCGCGTTTGCGGTTGCCACAGCAGCGGTTGCCTTGCCATCAATTGCGTTGGCGGTGCCTTCGGCCCGGTTGGCCGTAGCGTCTGCCCGGTTCGCCGTAACGATAGCCGAGTCAGCTTTGGTCTGAGCAGCAGCGGCCAGCGTCTCCACGTTGGTGGCGTGCTGTTCAGCCGATGCGGCGTCCTGTGCTGCCTTGTTGGCGTTGACCAACGCTTGGTTGGCGACGTTAGAAGCAGCGTTGGCCGTGACCACAGCCGCCGAAGCGTTGCGGTCAGCCGTGGTTGCCAGTGCGAGAGCTTCACGCGCCACGCCGGTAGCAGCAGTGGCGTATCGGATTGCCTCGCGGGCGGTGTCGATTGCGAACTGCGCGGCGTCCTTCGCTTCTTCAACGAGGAAGACGGTCTGCCGGGCGAGTGCGTCAAGGTCACGCTCCGTCACGTTCTGCAACGCTACGAAGTTGACCAGCGAGTAACGGTCTTCCGTCTCGCGGTACACCCGAAGAATCTTGCCGGTTGGCACAGGCTCAAGGGTGATGAAGGTGTTTGGGCCGACGTAACCCAGCGGCTTGACTTCCACGATTTGTGGAGTGGTGTCAGTCGCGGGAGTGAAGAACTGAGCCTTCACGTCAGCGGGTTTGAAATACGGAACAGCACCAGAGCCTACATCGGGGTTGTTGCCAGCGAAGCTGACCTCGATCTGCATGATGGAGCCATTGCCGGGGAACTCGTTGATAGACAAGTAGTCTGCCATGATGCCTCCGAAATTGGTTTTGGTGTTGCTATAGTGGCCCAATTAGAATTGAGCCACTTAGCGGTTAGATCACTCCTTCTGCATCCAGTGCGAGAGGTGTGCGGCGGGCAGCAAGAACACGCTGTTGCCGCCGGGCATTGCCTTGATAATGCCGGACACGTCTTTATCCTTCAACGCTTGCGCGGTGTTGGAGACGTAGCCCAGTGCCGGGACGTTGCCGAGTACATCCTGAGAGCCGGAGCGGACGCCGGACATCTGCATGCCCAGCACACCCATGCCAGCATCCAGCGTATCGCCCAGCGAACCAGCCAGAGAGGCATAGTTCAGCGTGGCGCGGGCCAGCATATCAGGGCGTAGGTTGTTCTCGCGGTAGTCGGCAGCGCGGTCTTCGGACATCAGAGCCGATACAGCCATCACGCGGGCAAGGTGCAGCGGCAGTGCCACCGACATCTGGCCCATCAGCATACCCAGCGCCTTCGCGGTGCCTTGGTCAGTCCGTGTACGAGTCCACTGTTTCGACATTGCGGTCAGGGAGTACGAACGGAACTGAGTCAGGATGCGCAGGAACGAGTCATGCACGAACGCTTGGCGCTCGCCGATGAAGTTGTTCTGGATGATCTGGCTGGCACCACGCTCGATCAACTGGCGAAGCTCCTGCATCGCGGCAGGGTTGTCAGTCTGGCGGATGTCGAATGCCTTGAGTGCGCCAGTGTCGTCGAACTCGGCGATGTTGCGAAGGTCTTTCTTGATGGCGGCGATCAACTTGTCGTTCATCCCCATGCTACGCAGGGCCGAATGGTTGGTGCCGTCCTTCGCATACCGCATGACCTTGTGCAGAATCTGCTCCGCTACGCCTCGGGTCTGTGCTGCCTGCAAGTACCGGTGCCCGGTCAGGGTGTACTGTGCCTGTGCAGCGCCACGGATTGCGCGGTCAAGCGTACCAGCAGCGTCCTTGCCTGCCAACTGGATGTCATCGAACGACTGCCAAGGCATAACGGTGCGGTGTTCGTCGCCGATGGTGCCGCCCGGTAGCTCCAGCGAGTGCAAGAGGTCGTTGGTCTTGCCCTTCCGTACCTCGTCCACAAGGCGTGGGAGGTCTTTCACAAAGCGCATTGCGCTCTCTGTGCCCAAGTGCGCGGCGATCTGCCCAGTCTCGGCGAGCTGCGGGATCACAGCTTGGCCCAGTCGGCTGGCGCCGGTCAGGATGCGGAAGTTGTCAGCCAGTCGGTGCGCGGTGCCGTAAGGCTTGCCCATGAATTCCGACATGGTTTGGTCGAAGGCGTTCAGCTCGTTGGCCCAGCGCTTGTCGGATGCGCCCTTGCGGGACAGCACCAGCATTTCGCGGAGCTGGTCGATACCTTGCTTGCCCATGATGCCACGGCGGCTCAGCGTAACGTCGCCGTTAACGTAGCGGGATTGCTGGCGGAACAGCGCGGAGGTGTCGTTGATGAATGCGTCACCGAGGGTGAACACGGTGCCATCGTGCAGCTTGATTTCCTTGGTCAAGTCCAGATCAAGGCGACCTTTGGTGTGCTTTGCGCCACCACGGCCAACGCGGGCCATGTACCGTTCGATGTCTGCTTCGCTCAGGGCGTGTTGCGCCAAAGCGTCTCGCAGGTTGCTTGCTGCATGCGGGTCAGAGATATGCCCCGGCGTTACTGCACCGCCTGCACCTTCAATGCGTGCGCGGTTGATGTACGTGGCCGCTACTTCTTGAGCGATCTTGGCGCCTTGCGGCATGCCTGCCCATGCGTCGTGCAGTTGGCTGCGGATTTCCTCACGGATCGCCTCACGGTGCATAGGGTTTTCTTCGATGAACTTGGTGTTCAGCATGCGCGGCGTGTAGCCGATGCTGGAATCTGGCAGCAACTCGGAACCGAGTGTCTTGGCGCTGCGCTGGTCGGCTGCAAGACGGGCGAAACCCTCGTCCATTGCGTCGGCGGCTGCACGAACGTGCGGATGCTCGTCACCGATGATACCGGCTGCGCGGTTTGCCCGTGCAGTGCTTACCAGTTTGTTGAAGTCCTCGAAGTGCTTCTGCTTGAACAGGATGTCTTTGACCAACGAGCCGCCGTTCTGATCGCGCCATGCACCATACGCCTCGTTGTACCGGGCGTTGAAGCTGTTGTACTCACGTTGGCGGATCGCATGCTCGACTGCTGCGGTAGTGCGTGGGCCACCGGCTTGCGTCGGCGACTCCAGCAGGTTAGCTGCAACCCACTTCATGATCGGATGCTCACTGCGAGCAAGGATCAATTGCGGCATGCTGAACTTTGCCACCATCGCGCTGTCCGCAATCGGTGCAACCCACTTGCCAATCAAGGTATCCAGCTTGGCTTGATCGAAGGTTGGCTGGTTCTCGACCATGCGCAGCATCTTCTCGGTGTAGATCAGGCGCTTGGCGTTGTCCGGGATGGTCGCCGGGGTGAATCCCCACTGATCGCCCACCGCTGTCCGGCGCACAACGTCGCTGAACTGCCCTTCCAGATTCTTCGTCAGCGTGCCTGTCAGCTCGTCTCCGCCGTCTGCATACAGCTTGGTGGTGTCTACGTCAGGCAGGATGCGTTCGCTGTCTGGCATAGCCCGTGTGGCCTGCTGCCAGTAGGCGTTGGAGCGCTCGTTGAACACGTCACGCGCTGCTGCGGCGATCTGCTCGGGCGTTGCACCCTCGGGAAGCCGGTTCTGAGCTTCCTCCAGAAGCCCTGCGTGGAATTTGAGGCTACCGTCGGTGTAGGACTCTGCGATGTCCTTGGTGTAGCCAGAGACGGCATCAGCCTCGGGTACAGACGGCTCACCGGACACTCGGCGGGTCATGCTGCTGATGGCGCCACCGAACAGGGCACCGAAACCAGCGGCGTAGAAGTAGTCACCCGGCGTCACATGCTCGCCAGCGGCCTGCATACTGGCTTCCACCAGCACGTTACCTGCGGCACCCTCAGCAGCACCCATCAGGCCGCGCTGGACGGCGCCCAGTTCCATGCCTACCTTGGTCAACTGTGCGACCTTACCCACGCCCATACCTGCTGCCCAGCCCGCAGGATCAAGCACGCCACCAGTCAGCCCGATCACGGTGCCGACGCCATCGCCGTGCGCCCCGATCTTCTTGTAGTTGTCGCGTGTCTCCTGCAAACGGGCCAGCTTGTACTGCCGTTCGTATGCGCTGCGGGCGTCAGCCACCCACTCCAAGTCCTCTTGGCTCAAGCCTTTGCCCCAAACCTCGCGGCCCTCAAGGCTGTCGAACTTCGGGTCGTCCTTGAAGGCGCGCATACCGTGGTAGTTGTCGCTCAGCATCCGTACCAACGCGCCGGTGCCAGTCATTTCCAGCACTGCGGCGCCCAGTTGATCGACCGGGCCTACGGATTCCTTGTAGGCTTGCTTCTTGCTGATTTCGTCCAGCATTGCCGGTACGTGTGCGTCCGGTGCTGGGTCTGCTACATCGGTCAGCGCGGTGCTGTGCCCGACGTTCTTGGTGCTGGAATTCTTAAACGGGTCTTTGCGAACCGCTTGATAGCCCTCGGCTGCGGCTTCCGCGCCTTGCTCACGGGACTTGCCCGCGTCAATTGCGGCTGCGGCGCCTGCTGCTGCCTGCTGGAACGCAGACATCTTCTCAAAGGCATTGAGTTTGGCGGGCTTCTGGCCGTTGGCGATTGCCTTGGCGTCAGACGGCGAGAGTGTACTCGCCTGCCCGAAGTCTTGTGCGCGGTCGGCGTCGGCAAGCGAGCCTGAACCAGAGGTTGCCGCAGGGCCAACTGTTACTTTGCTGCTTTCGATTGAATCGAGAATGTTAGCCATGCGGCCTCCTATTAAAGCCCCGCTTTGCGGAGGCTGTCAGTGATGTCGTTGCGGTTCCTGATCGTGTTCTCGTAGAACTCTTTCAGGTCTTTGGATGTGAAATTCACGGTTGCTGTCTTGTCGTCCCGGAACAGCAGGCCCGAATAGACTCCGTAAACCTTGCCATCCTTGTCCGTAACGTCCTTGCTGCGCATCAGGGACACGTCAGCATCGCCACCGCCGTACCAGTTGGTCAGGTCGGTCACGTTAGTCCATGGGGTTGCTTCACCCTTCTTGCTGGTCACGCTGCTGTCGGCACCGGCCAAGTTGACGGCCACGCCTTGCTTACGAGCCATGGACTGCAAGAACTTCGGAAACACTCGCGCCATCGTCTGATCGTCGGTGCCAATGAGTGCCGCCAGCGGCTGCTGGTTCGGTTCTTTGGGGATCGCATATGCGCCAACGGTGTCAACGGTTGCACGGCCAGAGCCTTCCAGTGCGCGGGTGATTGCTGCCTGCGGAGCCATGCCGAGGTTATCGACATAGACCTGCGCATCGCCGGAGATTGCGTTGAACACAACGTCTTTCGCAGCATCAGACATGCCGGGCACGTTCTTCCACCAGCGATCCAGCTTGTTCATTACGCCCTTGCCTTCGATCTGAGTGCGGATGGCCTCCAGCATCAGCGGCTTGTTGTCCACCGAGCTGAGCTTAGGCCCACGCACTACCGGCGCGCCCCATGCTGCCTTGGCTGCCTGTTGCTTGTCGCCTTGGAACGTGACCAGCGAATCGCGGTAGCGTTGCAGCTTCACCACGTTCTCGCTACCGAGGTACGCATCAATCGCACCACCGGATTCCGGGCGCTGTTGCCATGCGTCAAGGAACTGCATCGTGCGGTCGAACTCCGGCCCCGGAACGCCACCGGCACTGATCTGGCGGAATGGCTCCAGAAGCATGCCTTGGAATTGCGGGTTAACGTAGGCGTTACCGTGGGAGTAGTTCTGGCTTGCCATATCCAGCGCGTCTTCCGGCTTACCGGTTGCTAACTTGGATGTGAAGCCCTCGTTGAACGCTACGTCCACCTTGTTGCGCGGAATGCCCATGCCCACAGCGTAGTTGCCCTTGCCGGTCTGAACCAACTCGGTTGCCTGCTGTGCCAGTTGACCTTCGGCCTGTGCGTCCATGCGCGCTTTGATCGCCAGCTCTTGCACCTTGTCCTGCATCTTGAACATGCGGGAGTACGTGCTGCGATCCATGCTGATCACGTCCTTCATGTTGAGCAAGCCCGTCTCGCTGCCTGTCTCGTCCATGTAGCGCTGGTTGATCTGGTTAGCCATTTCGTGGTTCTGTGCCGGACTACGCCCAGCCGCACCGCCCATCAGCTCGCCGATTGCTGCGCCGTACTTGTTGAAACCGTACTCGTTCTTGATCTTTGAGGCCGCTGCATCGCGCACCTTGATCATTTTGGTCTGGTCATCAACGTCAAGCCCGTCGTACATCCCGGTCTGCTGGAACACACGGTCTACCCACGCGTTGCCCTTGTTCATAGCCAGCGCGGCGCTGTCCATGATCGCCTTCTTGTACGTCTCGGGATTCATCCCGGCGATAGGCTGGCTGGATTGCAGCAGACTGGCCTTCGCCAAGTCGAAGTCGTCCTTGCTCACGATGCCCTGTGCGAACTGCTGCGCAATGCCGTGGAACTTGTCACCGGCAGATTGAAGCATACCGTTGAAGCTGTTCGTGGTTTGCTGCTGCTGCCAAGCGTAGTTCGCCTTGGCTTGCGTCTTCATCAGCGGCCCGAGGCTTTCGACCATCTTGGCCTGCACCACGTTATCGACATCGGGATCGCCCGTCAAGTGCTGCTGCATTCCCTGCACAGCGTGCTTGCGGAACTCGTCTGGCGACATGCTCGCCATACCCTGCATGTCCTGATACATCTGAGTGTTGAAGTCTTCAACGCCCTTGACCTTAGCCATTGCGGCTGCGCCAGCTACGGACGCGGATGGCCCGAAGATGTTGGACAGTACCGAGTCTTCCTTCTTGATGTCCTGATAAGCCTCGCCCGTGGCGACACGTTGCATGCCCTCCACGAACTTCGACTGCTGCACTTCTTCCAGTTTCTTCTGCAAGATGGGTTGGGCCATCTTGAACAGAAGCTCGCTGGTGCTATCCTTCTGCGGTGCGGGCGCATACGCGGCTTGATACCGTTGCTGCCCGCCGCCAATTACTTGGCCCAATTGTCTTGCCATTACGTCCTGCCTCCGAGTTGGAAGAACGAGTTAGCGCCGGTGCCCGGCGAACTGCCGCCACCTTGTGGACTGAACCACGACTTGAGCTTACCGCCCACGCCAGTCGCATCCATCGCGCCGCCCTTGCTGAACATGCCCATGCTGTTACCAGCCTGCATGAATGCCATCGCACCGGCAATCGCCATGTCACCAACGGAGTTCGTTGGAATCTTCGGCGGGCCATAAATCTCTGTCGGTGCAACGTCGTCAAGGAACACGTTCTGTTGTTGTAAAATCCCATACTGCTCGTACAGGTTGTTCTTCTCTGCGTCGTCGATTGCCCACAGGTTATCGGAATACATCTGCTGCATTTCCTGCTGCTGCATATCGGCCCGCAGGCTCATTGTTGCCTCAAGCATCGAAGTCGTAGAACCGCCAACGCCCGCCGCACTCGACCGCGCCACCAGCATGCCCTGCTGCTCGGCAGCGTTCACACGGTTAGCAAAGCTGCCCGTGGTCATCTGCTTGCCGAGTTGGGCGCGCTGTGCTTCCAGCGAGTTGTGCTGCTGCCCGAAGGCCGTCAGCGCGTCTCGCGTTTGGATGGATTGGTTCATGCGGTTAAGCGCACCCTTCGCAGACGCCAGAATGCTGTTGCCTTGTTGCTGCTGGTTCGCTGCGTAGGTGTTCGCCTTGTTGATGCGGTTCTGGTTCTTGATGTCTGAGTTCTGCTTATCCTTCTGCAAGACCGCCGAAGCGGCCATCATGATGGGAATCCAGAACATTTACTGTCTCCGTCTTGTGTAGAACTGCCCTTGCCATTCGATGGCCGAGAGTGTCAGCGGAAGCCAACTACGTCCAGCCAGCTTGACCTTGCAGTCCCGCACTTCTTTGTACACGCCTACCACGACCGAGGCGGTGTCGGCCACTTGCTGTGTGTTGAGTACCCAGTCGTTAGCATTCCGCGCAACCCAGCGCAGCGTTTCCGCATATGCTTTGCTGTCAGCGTTAACCAAGTCGCAGATGCTCACGTCCATCGCCGAAGATTCGAAGACGGTCACGTTCATGTTGCCCAGCGTCAGGCGCCCGTCCAGAATTGCCTTGCCGTCCTTGTCCCGGATGTACGGGTTGGTCAGCACAACGTAACTCTCGAAGTCCGCACCGATCAGCAGGTTTGGATCGTAGGTTGGCCCGATCTGTTCCCGCAACGCTTCCAATCGCTCGCCGAAGGTATCGCCCTGCAACCAGTACCGCGATGCGGTTGAGTTGTAGGCGCCGCTCAGCAGCTCGGGATAGTCGTTGTTGCCGATGGTCATGGAACCGGCAGCGATGTAACGGCGCTGGCTGTCGAGGTGACAGTCAGGAACATCCGTGTTCATCGTGAACCGATCCGTAACGAACCACGAACCATTGACGTGATGCCGAAGCGTTGTCACGTACAGGTCGCCGTCTTTCGTCGTCATGCCGATCATATCGCCCAGCGTCTTGCTAAACGTCCACTTGCTCCAGCTATCGAACAGCCGCTCCGCGTTGTTCTGCGAGTCGAGGTAGCTGTATACCCAAACGCCGTTGGCGTCGGCTGTCGTGCGAACAAACAGCGCGGATGGTGACGTTACCGCCTCAATCTGCACCGGGTCGCCGATCAGGTATTTGTTGAGCTGCTGTGTGATTTCAAACGCATCCAGAGTGTCAGCGTAAGCGCCGGTCTGCATTTGTTGAATCGTCAGCTTGCCCTCGCGCTTCTGGCCGAAGAAGATCAGGTTGCCGCTGGACTCCGGTGGGCAGGTGTTGCTGTCCCGGTAGCCCGACTGCACAGCAACGAACGCATTCTGCGGAGTGATCGCGTCACGTCCCGGCACTGCGTATTGCCACTGCTTCCCGAACAAGATCAGGTTGCGGTCAAGCAAAGTGCCTGCCGTGATCACATCGTCTTCGCTGCCCAGTGCGTAAACTTCAATCGGGTCGTTATCCTGAATGTTCAGGGCCGACGTGCGGAAGAAGTTGAAGTAATCACCAGAGCGAGACATGAACACGGTAGCCCCGGCGATGATGATCAGCCGGTCTTGGAACATGCGGATGTAGTTGATTTCCCTGTCAAGGAACGCTGGCAGGGATTGGCTGTCGAGGTCGCCCGACGACGATGGCTCCCATGGCGGCACGTTGATACCGGCTAGCGCAGCGAGTTCCGCTGGCGACGGTGCAACGTAGAACGTTCCGTTGTGTACCGCACCGATTGCGGTGACTGCCGTTGGCGTGATCAGAACGCCGGGGCATTCCTCCCAAATCACCTGCGTCCATCCATCGGTGGTGCCGTCCTTGGCGATGGCCTTGACGTAGTACGACTTCCCGCTCGTTGGCTTGATCTTAACGACCTTGCCCGTCCGGTGAACCGTGGTCAAATCCGCCGCAGCTTTCACTGTGCGCGCCACGCCGATGAACTGCTCGCCGCTACCGCCGTCATCGCAGCTCACGCTCTGCCCACCGTCGATGATGATGGTGGAACCGATCAGGCCGGAACTACCGGGGAAGCTCGGGCTGATCAACGCTTGCAGCTTAGCAGCAATGGCCGCTGGCTGAATCGCCGCCGCCGCTGTACCGATCCACTGGTTCACGTCTTTCTGGTAAGCGTACACACGGTCGTTCACCAGCTTCTGGTAGTCCGGGTTTGGCTTGGTCTGGCCGGGCTTCTCCGGGTCGGGGATGACTGCGGGGATGTCCGAGGTGTCCAGCATGCCCGGATAGTACGAGGTCGGCGTGGTGTACTGCACCGTGATAACCTGCTGATCGCTGGCTCGCTTAACCGACAGCGTGTAGGTGCGGGAATACGAACCGCCCTTCACCCAAGCGGCCACCGAGTTAGCGGCTGGGCTGTTGGTGACTTGATCGACTGCGGTGTACCGTGATGCTACGCCCTTGGGCGCCAGCAGTACCAGATTGCCGACTGCGGTGATGCTGTTGAATCCGTTTGGCGCGTAACCCGCCAGATTGCCATGGGCGACTACTGGCAGCAAGTTCCCGGTTGTCTTGTTCAGCACAACCAGAATCGGCATGGTCGAGCCTGCTACTGCGCGCTTGCGGTGCATGATGCTGTACTCGTTAACGCCGAGGTACAGGGACTGCTCGCCGAACGACTTGCCGTCTTCGCGGGACGGAGTGTCGAACGCGATTTCCGGGCGGTGCTGTTCCGACATCATCACGGAACCCCGGCGACGGGCAAGGCCGCGTACCGGGTCAGAAACCATGTTGACTTGCTCCCAGTTCTGTCCGGGATAACGCTGGTGGGCGACCTGCTCGGATACGCCCTTGATCAACGACTCGTAAGAGCCTGTGACTTTGCTCATATTACCTCCAACGGCCAGTCCGACCGTAAGGGATGCGAGAGCGCACCAACGCGGAACCAGCCGAGCCTTTATAAAGCAGGTTGGCTTTGACCGACCGGATGTGGTCAGCCATGCAGATGGCATAGGCTTCCGTGTAGGAATTCTCTGCCTGTTGAATCTTTAGCTCGTCGCCGTCGTAGTCCATCTGGAACTTGAACACGGCGCTGTCACGGATTAACCGTTGAGCGTTGTACGGCAGGTCGTCAAACGGAACGAGCCGGATGATCTTGACTTGCATCGGATCGTGACCGAGGTGAACTTCGGCACGCCCGTTGTCGTACAGTTTGCGGTCACGGATGCTAAGCCATGCCGGGTTGTAATCATCCACCGTCGAGAGCGAGAGGCAATCGGTAGGTGGTCGGTAGAAGCCGCCCTCTCCGGGCGTTGCTCCTTGTGGTTGCAGCTTGACGACTTCGATGTTGAACCACCAGCCTACGGCCTGTTCTTCAATCGTTACGTCTTTGAATGCTGACCGTGCGTTGGTCACAATTGGGTTGCGGCTGCTCTCAAGCGAGTTGATCGGCAGCTCACCCATCGTGGCAAGGCAACGGTTTACCACATCAAGCTCAGTGATAAAACTCATTCGCGCGTACCTACGAAAATGGCCCACAACAGGCTCCCGATTAAGGGAACCCGTTGCGGGCCAGAGTGGTGTTACGGAGTAACGATGATGCCAGCGAACTCGGCACGGTTTGGAGCCGAGGCGAATGCCAACCAGCTATCCACGTACCAGTGCTTGGACACGTCGTCGAAGAAGACCTTCGATTCAAGGTCGATGGTCGAACCGGCCAAGATGGCGCGGGTCGAGAACGCTACAGCAACGACTTTGGTGAAGTCGCCAGCGTAGTCATCGCCCATGTGAGCAGCAACGCCGTCAGGCAGCTCGGTTGCACCTTCAACCCAGTTCGGCAGGTTCGGAGTCGGTACGACTGGAACGCCCCACGCGGTGAAGATGTGAGCCTTGATGTTGGTGCCATCGGAAGTGATGTACTCACCGTTGATGACCTGTTCCGCTTCCTGCATTGCGTAGAAAGTGGTTGGACGAACGAATACCCACACGTCATCGCCGGTTGGGTCAACGTCCTTCTCCATCATCTGCGCGAACAGCAGACCGAAGGCGTGGTACAGCTTCGCTGGGTCGGTAGCATCACCGGCAGCGGCCAGAGGTACAACGGTGCCAGCAGCGTGGCCCGGCAGGTTGCCGTATGGGTTCACGGTGAGGCGGGCGGTCTTGATCGCTTGGATCAGGAACGCTTGGTCTTTGAACTTGGCAATGCGCTTGCCGTGCTCCAGAGCGATTTCCTTACGGGCATCGTACTGGGTTTGGAACACATCCAGCAATGGCAGGATGGCGCGGGCCAGAATGGTGCGGTCAACGGTCACGCTGTTCTTCGAGAACTGCGCGGCAGTACCATTCGGGGTCTTGCCCGGTTGAATGGTTTGCAGTTGGGTCGCGCCGATGGCGTAGTTGGAGACGGTCGCAGTGCCCTTGATCTGCTTGACGTTGATCATGCCGTCGGTGACGGAACGACGTTGCAGAGTGCCTTCGACCATACCACCGAATTCTTCGATGATCAGTTCCAGCGGGTCAGCGCCGCCCAGTTTAGCGTTGGGGCGGACTACGTTAAAGCTATCCAGAGACATAGAGTCATCCTTTTGAAATAGGTTGTTGGTTTCCCTGTTGCTATAGTGGCCCAATTAGAATCGGGCCGCTTAGCATTAACGAACGAGGCGACGGCCCAGTGCTTGGTACTCAGCCGAGGTCACGTAGGCATCGCCCAGCTTCTCGCGCAGTGCTTTCGCCTCGGCGGCGAACTGTACGCGGTTCAGCGGGGTTTCTACAGCACGGGCACCGGCACGGGCCGAAGCGCCATCCGGGTTGATCACACCAGCAGCGGGTTCACGCACACCGCCTGCGCGGTCGTACATGGACAGCAGGTAGGTCGCCGCGATCTTGTGGGTCTTCGGATTACCGAACAGATCGTTCAGCGCTTCCTTCTCGGCCTCGTCAGCGTTGGCGCGGCCCCACTCCATCACGGTGTCCCACTGCTCTTTGGAACCGGCCAGCGCATGAACGTCGGCGGTCACTTGCTGGTTGAACGCTTCCTCGGCGTCAGCGGCCTCGGTTGCGGCTGCGGTCAGCATATCCACCAGATGATCGCTGCCCGGCACGCCCTTGGCAGCCAGTGCGTGTTTCAGCAGGGTGAAGTTGCCTTCCAGCGCGGCCAGCGCGGCAGGGTGATCCGGGCCGATACCCGCAGCGGCGATCTGGCCCAAAGCGTAGTCAGCGTTGCTGTTGCCGGTGGACTCGTAGGCGATTGCTGCGGCGGCTGGTTCGGTCGCGGGTGCAGCAGCCTGTTTTGGGTCTGGAGTGCTTGCGTTCGCCGGGGCCGCTGCCGGGGCGGCTACTGCGCCACCAGCCGGTGCGCCTTCTGCGCCAGCTTCTTCCATGTAGGTACGGCCAAAGAGATTGAAGATCATTGTGCGGATTCCTGTGCAGTGGTATCAACAGCGGGGCCATCCCCGCCTTGTGCTTGTTGCGCTTGCAGTTGTTGCATGCGTTGCTGGATTTCATCGTCCGATGCAACGTACCGTTTCTTGCTGACGCCAAGTCCTGCCGCGATGTCGGCGATGATGTTGGATTCTTGCAGCTTCATGCGAGTCTGCGGCTGGATTTGATCCAACTGAGTCACGTTCGCAAGGAAGTTCATCAAGCGTTCCAGATCGGCGTTACGGCTAAGTGCGTCCAGACCAGTGATCACCACCGGGCGCAGTTTCGTGCCCTTGATGTTCAAGCTGGCTTTCTTCATCAGCCAATTAGCTAGAGGGATTTGGATGTCGCGGGCAACTCGGGAGTAAACCCCGCCCAACGTCGATTCCAGTTCCATCGCTTGCAGCCGGATTTCCTCGGCGGTCACACGCTCAGCTTGCCGCGTCACAGCGGAGTTGAGCAGGAAGCCTTGGCCCAGTCGCTGCTGGAATGTGTTGCTGATTGCCAGCACGGTGTTCAGTTGCTGGCCCACGTTGGCGAAGATCAGTTGCAGGTCGTTCGCTGCGCCGGGGATAACGTCGCCGTTCTTGCTGTTCTGGAAGTCCTCGGGCCGGGTGATACCGGTAGGGTTCTGGAGCCAGCGGAATTGCGAAGCCATGATCGCGCCATCGCTCAGGGACTCGCTGACCACTTCATGCGTACCGAAGTCCGAGAAGTAATCCTCGACTCGGCCCACACCGTAATGCTGGCCGAGCGGGAGTCGCCAAGTCAGCGGGTGCAGCGGGCAGTCGTCCAGAGCGTAGGTCGAACCGAACTTGCTGTACGGCAGTTCGATCTGGTCAACGTGCATTGTGATGCGGTACTTGCCCTTAACGCGGCGGCACCACGTATAGAGCTGGCGAGTGTGATCGGGATCGCCTTCGCGCCATGGGTCGATGTGATCGAGAACGTCTTCGCTCAGCTCGCAGTGCGCCAGCTCTTGCTTGATGATCACGGTCAACACGTCAGCGTTGCGCGCCCGGCGTACCACGTACTCCTTGAGCGGGATGAACTCCAGCTTGTCCTTGCTGCGAGTGTCCATCAGCACGTTACCGACAATCGGCAAGTGCGTCATGGCCTCATACAGACCTTCGCGGCCACCGGTCATTTCCAGTTGCAGCAAAGCATCGCGCTCACCCTGCGACAGCACTTCCGTGAGCAAGTCCATCGTGAGGTCGTTCTCGGCCACGAATGCTTGCGCATCCGATTCAGACATCGCCAGCCGGAAGAACGGGTTGGATGCCGGGAACATCGCCAGCATAAGTTTGTTGGTCAGGTTAGTGACACATTGCGCGCCCAGTGACGTCACGCCGTTAGTGAGCGCATCGCGCCCACTGTCGTACTGGTCATCCGGGCACACGCTCGGAATGGTGATTTCTGCCAGCCGCTCAGCCCTGTCCAGCAAGCCGCTACGCTTGGTGTGCAGGTTCTGCCATTCGGATTCGGCTGTGCGAAACCCAAGACTCACAGGCGGATGCTCGGGGTCTTGGCAGAGCCAGCGGCGTTGGCGCTGTACTTACGGCGGGTCGATGCGCTGTCGCTGCCGGTGGCAGTGGTCACGCTCGGCGTACTTTCCTCGGCTGCGGCCTCGGCTGCCGATTGGCTGGCCTGAATCGCGGCTCGCTTGCAGCGCGGCGTTACGAGCGGACTGTGCGGCCTGATCGTTCTGCTGCTGCATCTGGAATTGCATCTGCTGATTCGCAGACTGTTGAGCTGCTGCGGTTTGCTGGCGAACAGCTTCCGCTTGTTGCTCGGCGGCGAGACGTTGTGCGTCGGCCTGTTGTCGTGCCTGCTCGGCTTGTTGCTTCGCGGCGTTCTTGGCGGCAGTCTGGCCCATGTCCAGAATGTTCTTGTCGCCTTGGCCGGTCAGCGTGGGCAAGCCCACCGATTCCAGAATGGCGTCACCGCCGCGCAGCGGGTCAACCTTCTTGATGATCTTGCCGATCTTGCCTAGTGCTTTACCAGAACCCATGTCAAATATCCTTCTGTAGTGTGATTGCGGCCAGCCGGACATCGAATTGACGACACATGCGGGCCAGTGCTTGCTGCCGGGGATTGGCTCGGGTTCCGAACTCAAAATACCGGCAGTCCTCTTTGCGGCCAACAGCTTCGCCAGCCGCAATGAAGTCTTTGAGGTCAACCGTCTTGCCCGGTCGCGGGCCAAACAGTTCTTCGCTCAGGTACTTGTCGGGCACGAACCACGGCTCAGCAACATCGAAGAACGCCACGAACGTCTCGCCCAGCACCATGATCAGGTCAGAGGCAATCAATCGACTAACTGCCTCGGATGTGCTGATTGGCTCTTGCCCGGCTTCAACGTAGCTCTGTCGGCAGAAGTTAACAGCGCAGTACATGCTGTCGTAATAATCACGGGGATCATCACTGACATCATCGTACAGCTTGCCGTTAAGCCAATGTTTGATCTTAATCATTCACCAACTCCTTCTCCATAACAGAGCATGCTCTTTGAATACCCAAACAGTAAGCAGCATATTCAGAGCTGCTGGTACTAACCAATAGTGGTTGTTCCAGCTTGTCTTTAACATGCTTATTGAATACCTGTCTGGATACCATGTATTTGACATCCGGTGGTCGAGATAGAGAGGCCGCCAGTTCTTGTGTGGTGGACTCTATCACTTGTTCTTGCTGGCGAATCGTGTTCTTGAGAACCGCGAGTTCGGTGCCCAAAATGAATCGGGCGAATCGTTGCAATGCTTTCTGGATCATAAAAGTTTCCTGTTGCTATAGTGGCCCAATTAGCAGAAGAAGTAAACCGACCGGGTTACGTCCTCCAAGTTCAAGTCACCGGCCTCTGGAAGCTCCGGCAACCCCTCCACCTGCGCCGCCAGCGCTTTCAGAGGGTCATGGTACAGGTACATGTCCACAAACGACCTACGCAGGATTCTGTGCAGTTTGGGCACCTCATCGGCCAAGGCGCCATAGTCGTCGTGGACTAATGCCAGATCGCCACCATCCTCGTCCTCCCAGTCATTCGTGAAGAACGTGAGGTGCGCCGCGTCGCAGCTATGCACGAAGTTCGGCGCGATGCCGTTCCGGTGTCGCCGTGGATCGCCCTCGTCCTTGAAGGTCTGGACGTTGATGCGGATACGTTTGCCTGAGAGGCTGTGACAGCTCACCCTGAGCATTTCCCGAGCGTGGTAGCGCTGACGTACAAGGAAGCCAGCAGGGTTCCTCCATTCGATGTGTGGGGCGTTCCCGGCGCACATGATGGCCGATGCTGCCTGCAACCACTCCATCGCCTGCCGTCCCTTGACGACCACCTTCCCGATGCCATCCCACACCCGGTACGAGAGCCACCGCGCAGCAGGCTCATTCTCGCGCTTGTCGAACTCTGGCGCGCTGCCCTTGTCCATGTACTCCTTCATGATGAAGTCCCGGCAGGAGTGCCGTGTGGAGCCGTAGGGCAGGGTCATCACACTACGTTTGACCAGCGACCTTGAAAGTTCGTGTGACTTCCAGCGCTTGGCAATATCGCATTCGTCAATATCTGACTGCACGATTCCAGCAGTTGCGGTGGCAACGAGTCCATAAATGTCGTGCTGCACTCGGTCGGGAATGAGGTTCGTTGCTCGCCCACCCACCCTATCTCGTAGCATCGCTGAGAAGTGTTGAAGACCATTACAAGAGCCGTCTTGTCCAAGTGGGATTCGAGTGCGAAACGATTCAGGATTCCGCACCCAAGCCGCGTACTCAAAGCACCACGCAAGGAACTGGAAAGGTACATCAGCGTCTGTCCATTCTCGGTGGCTGATCGGGTCATCCGCGATGCGGCAGATAAAATCGGCATTGTCTATCACCCATTGCGCCCGGACATCGAGCGGCTGCTTATCGAGTTTGTTAACCGCCCACTTGTTCGCCCCGGCTACCCGGAACCAGAATAGGCCAGCGGAAGTTCTGATAGGTGCAGACCTTGCAAAGTGGATTAGCGCTTTTGAAAGGTCGTTCCCTTGTGGGGAGAGCCCCTGTCCAGAGGCATAGAATCGGCTCCGATAGTCCACAGAATAGACAAACCAGAGGGGCTTCCCCTTGTACTTGTTCGCCACGCGGATAGCTTCGTTCGTGCTGCCCGCATGCGCTCCCCGTACCTTCTGTTGTGTGTGCCATTCCCGTGCCTCCTGTCGCCACTCGGTGAATTGTGCAAGCTCAAACTCGTTCATGTCAACGATTTTGAGGACAGGATCAGCCTGCATAAACAGAGGCTTGTCCGGCATGCCGCCGCGCTTATCGCTAACCAGCACATCCTGTACGTCGAAATGCTCCCTTGCGAACTCTGCAACCTCCAGAATCCGCTCGTTAACTTCCCACGCCACGCTCTGCACCTTGTTCAGCGCTTTAAGCACTCGCGGCCCAACGTCCTCGACGGTCGCTGTTGCTTGCCCTCGCACCATGCACGGCAGAGTTCGGCGCATCGCCATCGTGTGCCAGCCGCCATCGGTCGGTGTAACCCATGGTTTCGGCGGCTCCACGCATGGCAGGTTGAACGGCGACGCCCCAGCCACGAATCCCTTGATCTGCTCGACCAGCGCCAGCAGGTCAGGATGCAGCCGGAGGTGCTTTGTCGTCTTCCCTTTCAACCTTAGATCGAATGTCTCGATCAGCCCGATGTCCAGAGACGCGCCCAGCAACAAGGTGCCCACGTCCATCTTCAACGCAGGCTCCCAAATCGGTAGCGGCGTCCCGTCCTTCTCGGCACTGGATCGCATCACGTTGAACCTGTGTCGCTCGCTCTTGGTCATGCGGCGCTCAAGGTCTTGCACCAACGTGTAATACAGCTCGGGGTTCAGGTCTTCAAATTGCCTGAGTGCAACCTCGCTGTAAACGGTGCGGCCAATGTCCATAGCCACACCAGCAAATACGGCCTCCCCTTCGGAGAGGCTTGCGTTGATCACACCACGGATCGTGATGTACGCCAACGCCAGCGTATCCTGACCGCGCAGCAGCACTTTCGACTTTGCTGCCACACCTCGCACAGCCTTGTGCAGATAAACGTCCAGACCTTCTGACAGAGGTTTGATGAAGCGGCGGAATATCGCGGCGGCATACGGATTGCTCGCTGCGTCATTCGCCGCCTCGGCGGTTTGAAACCTCGCCATCGCGGCCCGACGCCCACCGTCTGCCATTTCCCGTTCTAAGTCCGCCTGATTCATTACTCGCTCGCTTCTGTCTTGTCATCGCGGATGCGCTGGTAGCGCGGTTCCCGCAGTTTACCGTCAGGCGTAATGCCCAACGCATGTACTTCCACGATCTTGGCGATCAGCTTGCCCGGCTCGTTGAAGAACTCCAATCGCTCGGCGTTCGTCAGTCGGCCACCGCTGACCACTTCGTGCTTGCCGCGCCACAGGACTTCGATGGCGCCCACCATGTCCTTGAACTTACCTTCGCCTTCAATGATGCCGACGACTTCAAGGTCAACGCTGATGTGATCTTTCAGCTTGATGGTGCGGCCTTCGCGGTCATCACCGGCAGTCCACTCGCCGTCCGCTTGCTTCGCCATGAAGCCGTCCAGCTCCAGCTTGTAGCCGTACTCGCGGATGCTGTCGATGTCGGCCTGCACTTCGGCCACGCTGCCACGGGTGATCGGCGGGATAACGCCGTACTCGCGGTTCGCCACATGCGACAACGCTTTCATACGCATTGCATACGGGCGCTTGGCCTCGCCGGTGCGGAACTCTTGCAGGGTCACTGCATCGAACAGCCACGCTTCCAGCTCGTACTGCGGTGACTGCCGACGGAACATGCCGGAAATATCCTTGAACAGCATGTTCGGGTGATACGCCTCGCCGAAGTAAACCATGTTCGGCACCGAGTTGATGCGGAAGTGTTCGGCGATGTGCGGCATGCTCACGCATTCCTTGCCCTCACGGGAGAAGATGCGCACCACGTTGATGCCGACCATGATGATCAGCGAGCAACCGTCGAACTTCGGCTGGAACACCCACTTGCCGGAGTCGAATTCCGGCAGCGCGGCCAGCGCCTTAGCGCTAAGGTTGCGGGTTTCTTTCGGCTTCTGTACGAGAATCTTGCGGTCAGGCATACCCATGTTATTCGTCCTCCAGATCGCCGAATGCGGTTTCAAAGTCCTGACGCAGTTCTGCGTAGTGAACCTTGGTGATGGTGCTGTCAACTGCGGCACCGAGGATCACCCGTGCCCACGGCTCGTTGCCGGTGTCGATGGCTGCTTGCAGATTGTCGCTCAAGCCCTTGAACACCATTTCAGTTACGCTGTGCGGATTGCTCATTGAGCTTTCTCCAGTTCGGACAGGAATAGTGCGTTGCAGGCTACGTGATCCCAGTGCGGCAGGCCGCTCTCCGGGTCAAGTACCTCACCGGCTTCGATGGCGTTGAGGTGGCGATACAAGGCGTCGCGGTAGCGTTCCTTGTTGTTCTCCACCTGCTTCCAACTGTGCGCGGCGTACTTCTTGGCGCCGAAGGTCAGCACGGCAACCGCACCGGCCAGCGCCTTCGACATGCCACCCATCAGCAGCGACCAGCGCCCTTTGCCACCGTCGAATTTCAACCCGGCACCGCGCTCATTTACGGCGACTGTTTTTGGGTCGGCAGTGCCGGTGTGTCCGTTACACGGGCCGAGGCAGATTGCGCAAGGGTAGTCAGTTGCCATATCAGAAAGGCTCATATTACAAGCTCCCGTTCCAGCGGCCCTTCTTGTTGAGAACCATCGGAACCAACGTGGGGCGACCATCAATGATAACGCTGCACCCAATAACAGGTTTGCGCAGCGAGTGTTTGCCGTAGGCGAAAGCATAGGCGTCCTTGTCGATCAGGCAACCGCTGTACATCCCGTAGTAGAGGTGCGTGCTGCTTGCCGTGTACTCGACCGAGTAGTTACCGTGGTGGTGGCCCACAACCAAGTTGCAGGAGTTGTGCGCCGCGTCTACCAGAATGCCGCCGCTCGGTTGATGCTTGAACATCACGTCGCCCAGCGGAGTCTTGACGCGCCAGCTCTCGGCCCAGTGCCAGTCGTCACCGCCGCCGTTCGGGAACACAACTTCCCGGTAGCCGCGAATCAACTGCACCGGCAGGCCGTGGTGCTTGGCCTTACGGAACGCCATGGAACCGTGGTTGGAATCGCAAACCAGTTGGGCCGGGAACAGCTTCGCCAGCTTATGCAACCACTTCTTGCCCTTCTCCAGTTCAACGCCTGCGCTGTCCAGATTTGGGTCACTGTCGTGGAACGACATCGCATGGTAGTCCAGCTCGTCGCCGAGGTTGACGGTCAGTTCCGGCTGGAACTTATCGGCCACGGCTTGCAGGAACGCCAGCGCATCTCGGTGATGGTACGGCGCATGCTGATCCGGGATAACCAGAATCGACTTGTACACGCGCTTGCTGTCGAAGACCTGATCAGCATACAGCGGATCGGGCTTGCGAAGCACACGCTTCTCGCGCAGCTCGCGGTCGGTCTTCGCCATGTTGCCGCCGTTGTCGATGAACATCGCACGCCAGTATTTGACGTTCTGACGAGTCACCTTGTACGGCCTGTCTGGCCCCAGCACGCGATTGTACTCGCCAGCCGCGCCCACGTTGCAACCAAAGGCTGCGAGAATTTCGGTGTGCTTGTTCTTGCTGAACAATCGCATCAGGGAACCGCGCATTATTTCTTCTCCTTGCTCGCATTGGCGCGAGCCTTACGGGCCTTGGCGTTCCGCGCTAAGCGCTTCTCGTCTTCGGTCTTGAATGTCGGATGGATCATCCGGGTTTGTGGTGTGGCGTGCTTCTGGATGTACGCCAGCGCGCCTTGCATGAAGCCTGCGAATGCTGCGTCGTCGCCTAACCCAAAGCGCTTGCGATTGTTCTCAAGCACTCCAAGAAGGCTATTACAACTTCGATGGAGCGTACCACGAATAAAGCCGTGAGAGTGGCAATGATCGAGGACAGCATCAGCAACACTGACAGGCAGATTGCAAAGCGCACAACAACCTTTCTGGTCTGCACGAATCTTGTCCCGCACTGGTTTAAGTTGACTGTTGGTTAGCTTCAATTCGCGTAACCTCCGCTTTCATATCCTGCACCCGTTTCTGATGTTCCAGCAGCGCCGCCGTCAAGCGAGCCTTCTGGTCATCCCGTAGTTGCAACCAGCTCACCATGTCGGTGAACGTGGCCTTCTGATCACGCCGCAGCCATACCAGCAGCAACGTCTCAGCCAGTCGCAACAGCCCCGCCGTCGGTGTGTAGTACGTGTCGTATAACCGCACCACTTCATCGAACGCATCGGCGTCGTTGTCGATACCCGCCAGTCGCACCAACGCTCGCGCATCGCCGACCGATTCCCACTTGCCGTTAGGCTTGAGGTGGAACGGCAATCCCTTGATGTGATCCGCGCCGTCGCCTTGCAGGGTTTGCAGCCACAGCCACTTGTGCCCATAGATCAAGTCGTTCGCGCCGATCACCTCGTAAGCCCCTTGCGGAACGTAGGTGAGTTGGTAAGTCATCCAGTCCATGTGCCAGCCGGGATACTGTCGCATGTCCTTGTCACGGGTAGCTGTCACGATCAGCTCGCCTTTGCCTTCGGCTACCCACTTCTGCTGCATGTAAGCCATGCCGTCATCGGCCTCGCGGTCGCCCCAAATCTTCGGAGTGAACGCCGGGCCTTTGTAGCTCTCCATGAACTCGCGCAAGCTGCGCCAGTTCTTAGGACGGGCAGAGCCAGCCCGCTGTTCCTGATACGGCTGCACGGTGGCAATCAGGAAGCGGTCGGCCTTGGTACAACCGTCGGCGGACAGGTGGACAACCACACCGCTCGCCCCGGTCATTTCCTTGATGGTGCTGAAACGCTGCATCAGGTTACGCCGCGCCGTACCGCTATCGGTATCGTCGTTGCCCGCCATGAAGTACGCAGCGTAGTCACCGTCAATCTGCACAAGGCGTCCCGGCACAACGTCCGGGATCACCGAGCATGGCATAGGCTCGTCGCCAGCAGCAGCTATTGCGGCTTCAAGCCAATCCATTAGAGCGCCGCCAGTGCAGCAGCGGCAGCGTCGTCAGACGGAACAGCAGCCGACTCCGGCGCCGGGGTATTGTCTACCACCGGCACTTCGATTTCGGCGATGTCCAGACCGCCAACGATGTCGAAGATCGGCGAGCCTTCAAAGTTCTTGGCGCCGCGAATCTTGTTCTGCAACACGTTCTTGCTGCGGCCCGGAGTAACCACGCCAGTCTTCTCGTCCTTGCGGTCGTCGTACTTGCCTTCGATGAACAGCGAGTCCCACATCGGCTTGGACGGGTGAGTCCACAGGAACAGCTTGAGCGGAGTCAGCACCGCCGGTTTCGGTACGATGGCAATCTCGGTCATGTCCATCGGGTTCGGGTTGTAGGTCGGAGCCTTGAAGGTGTAGCCAGCAGTCTTGCACTTGAAGCCAGCATACGGCGACTGCGGGTTCTTCTTGTTCGGCGTGTGGATGATGGTGGCGATGAAGTGCTTGCCCAGCAGTTGGGCGAAGTGCGTCGCGGTCTTGTCATAGTTCAGCGTGTTGAAGATTTTGTAGTACCACGCCTTCTCGTTCAACGACTTCTTGAGCGTTACGGTCAAGCGCTCAGGAACCTTGGTGCCGTTCTCCAGCTCCTTCGGTTCGTGTCCCTTGCCGCTGATTTCGAAGATCAGATCGACTTGATCTTCCGGGCCACCGGGGAACTTGACCGGATCGACTTTGCTCGGCGGCACGATCTGGATGCCGGTTTCGATGTAGCCGACCAGCGTTACGATGCAGCCGCCAGCCGCTGGTGGAACCCAGCCGCCGCCGCCTTTCTGCGCTTCCTTCATGTCAGGTTCTTGCGCCGCTGCTGCTGCGATGGCTGCTGCGATTGCTGCTTGGTCAAAGATTGCTTCGGACATGGTGTAACCTCTCAGAGATATTGATTGATGTATTGCGATTTGATTTCTTCGCGGAACGGTTGAGCCAGCTCGTCAATGCCTTCGACGGCGTTGTCTTCTGCCATGCTCGCGCCCCACGTTGTGTCGCTTGGTACTGGCAGTGGGATGTCCCACTTGAAGTACGCCGCCATGAATGGCGATGCACCTTCCATGCAAGCATGGATCACAGCAGCCACTTCCTTCTTGACAGTCGGATGCGCGTCACCATAAGCGGCGTCGTGTACCTGATTGATCAGAAGGCCCAGCCCGCCCCAGTTCTTGCGGCGGTAGAACATGCGAACCAACAACCAGCATGCTGCCTTCGCCCACTCAGCGCCGGTGCCCTGCACGATGTAGTTCTTGATTTCCGTTGGCGAGAACGACGACCACTGACCAGTCTTCTCCACCACGAACTTCGGAGCGCACTGCTCAAGGTACGTGTAGAGCTTACCGTCTGGTGTGCGATACGAGCCGGTGCCCAAGGCAACCTGCTTCGCCGGGAAGTCCGGGTGCGGTACTACCTTGCGGCAGCCGCGCTTGCTGTTCGTGACCTTCTCCATCAGGTCAGCATAGAACGGTTCGATTTCAGGGTAGCGAGTGTTCTCCGCTTCGATCAGTGCGTACACCTCGTCGATTGGGATGCCAGTCGATTCGCTGATCTTCGCTGCGCCTGCGCCGTAAGCACGCTGGAACGAGAAGACCTTAGCCTTCGTCCGCTTGCCTACCCACTCAGGGAACTCAGCCGCACCGCCCGCCAGCTTCGTGTGGCACAGTCGATACGCTTCCTCGTAGTCGATCCCGGCAGTCGTCGCAACCCGTGCAACGTGCATGTCAAGACCGGCCAGCAAGTCCGTGATCATCTGCTTGCAACCCGTGAGGATCGCTTGGATGTAGATTTCCAGAGACGAGAAGTCGGACTGAATGATCACACCTTCCGGCCCGAACCGGGACACGAACATTTCCTTGGCCTTCGACTTGCCTTCACCTGCCTTCGGCAAGTTCTGCATGTTCGGGTTACTGGAACTGAACCGGCCCGTTACCGTGCTGGTCATGTTGATCATGTGGTGGATCAGACCATCAGGATGAACCAGCGTGAGCATGCCTGTCTGCTCACCCTTGTCGTTCGTCTTGATGAAGTACGTCCCTAAGTCCTTGTCGAGTTTAGCACGGCGTGCCAAGTCCTTGAGGAATGGGATGTCCCGGTTGCCGAGAGCTTCGATGATGGCAGAGCCAGTTTGGTACACTCCCGGAGTGGCCGTCTTCCACTTGTCGCTCGGCTTGGTGTAGCCGGGGAAGATGTACGTGCGGTCTTCAAGACGGGACTTCGGTTTCGACAGGTCGTTAACCTTAACCTGTTTCGTCTTCGGTTCCCCAGCGTTCTTGCCGCTGCTAAAGTACACAAGTGTCGGCACAGCTTTACCGCTGAGCAGAGCGTCGTTGTACTCGTCCTGTCCGATAGTGCTGCCGTCCGACGTGAGGTAGTGAGCCTCAGTCTTCTGTGCATAAGTCGGCTTGAAGTCTTCATCGAGAATCGCCTCGCGGGACTTGTAGTTAACAGCCCCACCAAACAACATCGCCGACAACTGGATGCGACTGCCCCAGTTGAATTCAAACGGCAGGTCGCCCGGCAGGTACTCGTCAAGCCGCAGCATCAACGCGGCCAGTTCTTCTTCCAGCTCCGCCGCCAGCTTCAAGCCCAACTCGTAGTCGGCCTTCATGCCGTTGCGTTCGGATTCAATCGTGAAGACCAGCGCGCCCATGTTCAGCATGATGCTTCGGGATTGCCCGAGCTGCTGAGCCTTGACCACTTGGCCGAGGAATGTCTTGCGGGTGTTCTCGATGTCGCCCGGCAGGTACTCCATCATCAGGTCATCGGGAATGTCGATTGTCTCGACGCCCGCCTGCCACAAGTCCTTGACCGCATCGGGTTTCGTGTGCCCGCCGTAACCCACGCACACCTCGTCAAGCGAGAGCATGTGAGCCGACGGGTCTTGACCGCGCAGCAGGTACTCGGCGAGCTGACAGTCCCACACTTGCCCGCCCCGGTTGATGAAGTCCATCCACGCATCCAGACCAGCCGGGTCATCGGCGATCCCGTGCAGCACGTCGAACTTCAAGTTGAAGCCAACGAATACTTTGCACTCCGGGTTGCGTTCAAAGAACCGCGCCAGCCATCCCTTGCTGCGATCCTTGTCATCGTGCTTGATGAACGCAGGCTCTTTGCCGTGCTGATGTTCACCTACCCACACCGTCCAGTTCTCATGGAAGGGATTCGCCTTCCGCTTGAAGCTGGACTTGATCGACGTTTCAACGTCGCAGATTGCGTAAGTCATCTTCGTATTCCTTGAGCGCTTTGTGTACGCCCTCAGTGAACGAGCGCCGCATCGTGCTGGCGATCACATGGACAGGTGGCGAGAACTGTTCCTCCGGGAACACGCTCTCAGTGAACACTTCGTTGTTGTGCCGGAAGATGCTGACACGCACACGCATGCCAGTCCATCCCGGCCTTGTCATGTCAGCGTTGGCACGCACACACGCCTCCGGCCAGACGTGTCGAATCTCTTCAAACACGGCCTGTTCAATTGCACGGAAGCGCGGCGGCTGGTATTCATTGCGGGACATAGCGTCCTCCTGTTGCGTCCATCACCATTTGCGCACGCGGACTTTGTGGCTGGCCTTCGAGACGTAGCTTGTTCTTGGTCGTCCCAATGAAACGCAACGCTTCCAGCGAAGGATCGTTTGACGTTCCGATTGTGATAATAAAATCGGCTGCACCTTGTTTGCCAGTCTTGCTGTCCTTGAGCATCGGTAGAGTTGGATACGGTTCACCGTCACCGTCCGCACTGATCTGCGACGTAGCGAGTACCGGGCAATCGAATCGCACAGCGCAGTCGCGCGCCCATTGATACATAGCCTCCAACACCTGATCTGTTCTCGTGCCACCGTTCGCAAGCTCACCATCGAACCTCACGTTGTCCACCATGTCGAAGATCACCAAGCCGGGTGGATGCTGCTTGAAGATTTCCTCTACCTGCCACGCCTTGAATCCGTGGATGTCGATGACCTTGATCGTAGTCCGATCACCGCCAATCGCTACCTCGTATTCATCCCACAACGTGCCAGCCGTTTGCTTCTTGATCAGCTCAGCCGTACCGCAACCGAACGCAGACTGGATCATCCGCTTGAGGATGCGCTTGCCCGGCCCTTCGTTATTGAGCCACAGAATCTGGTGCTTCTCCGGGTTGTCCGGGTAGACCAGCTTGCACTGCGGTGCCCAGTAAGTGCAGAGGTCAGTGAGCGCAGTCGTCTTGCCCTTGTCAGGTCGCCCCGCCAAGATGCCGAAGTCGCCGCCGCGCAGTGGCCGCATCGTCTCGGCCAAGCAAGTCCAGCGCCACTTGAACCCGTCGTTGCGAACGTCCTCGTCAAACAACGACTCGTCCATCGCCACGAAAGGCAGCTTCACCTTACGCTCAATGTCCTGCTCAAACTTCGACAGCGTGTCAGCCGTCAGCTTGCGCACGTTGATTTCTTCACCACGGGCAAAGCGCTCGGCGATGTCCTGCAAGTCCTGCGCCAAGTTGTTCTCCAACAACCGGCCCATGATCATTGACTTCGCAGTGTCGTCGATTGGCTTCTCGATCTGCTGGAACACAGCGCGGTACGCCGCCGCCTGCTCCGGGCTTAACTGCGGGTGACAGATCGTGTGGAAGAACGTGTGGAACTCCCGGCTAACCGGGATCAGATCACACTCGGGAACCTCCTTGAAGTAACTGCCGAAGTCAGTGATGATCGTGGCGGTCAGTTGATCCAATGCACGCGAGTTCACTACCCGGTGCAGCTTGTCGTAATCCTTTCGACTTCGCATCATTTGCAACAGCGATACGTCCAAAGACATTTCGAATCTCCTGCTTGCTGTGGAACTTAGGGTCACGTTCCGTTAGGATGTCTTGGGATTCAATCCCGAACATCAATAGTTGGTTCTTGATTTCAGCGGCAGAACTCCGGCCCGGCCCGTCAGGGTCAAGCCAGATCGCTACCGTGTACTGCGGGTTAGCTATCAACCACGCCCGAGCTATCGGCAGCAGCTTCGTACCCATAAGGCACAAAGATTTGCAACCCGCCGTTCCGATCTTGTACGCAGACAGCAAGTCCTCGACTAAGGCAATCACATATCCACCGCCGAACAGCGGGAGTGTACACTCGCGCCCGCCCGGCTGGCTGAGATACTTTGCTGCCGTCGTTCCGAATATGCGGCGGGCCTGCCAGAAAGTCAAGCGCCCATCTTCGAATACCGGGAACACCACACGCCGGGTCGGCGGATGATAGTAGGCGCCACTCTGCGATACCTCGGCGTGGGATAACCCAGCCTTGAATAACCATACCCGTGCCTCCAGCGGCCACTCGGCCATGTCATACACCGCTGGCATCGGTGGCCGGGTGTCAGTTGCAACAGCTTCCTCTTGAAGCCGCTCGCGTTCCACTGCCGCCAAGCGTTCCTGCAACGTCGGCAATGGTTTGAATACTGGCGGGAAGTTCCCGCATCGGTGGCAGTACGCCGACCATTTCGTTTCGTTGTGGAACACAACCAGCGGTCGGCCATCACCACAGTAATGCGGATGCTTGGCGTGACCACCCACCGGCAATTGCTGCGCTAAGGCCAACCACTCATTGCTCATTTCACTTCACTCCAGAACACAAGCAAGTTGCGCACGCCCTCAGTAACCGGCATGCCTCGGTGAAGGTACAGCTTACCCGGAAAGATCATAGCCGATCCGGTAGGCAACTGAGGAACCTCGAAAGCCTCCGAGAAGCCGTGTGCCTTAACCTCTGTGCCGCCTCCAGCATGCTCATTGCTAAGGGCCACAACCACAGTAAAGTCAGAGTCAAGATCGACATGCCAGTTACCATAGCCTGTTTCAGTTGGTCGATATTGTGCAAGCTGGATGCTCCGCATAACCTCCGGCTCGATGCCATACAGCAGCTCGGCAACCGGAAGCATAACCTGATCAAACAGAACTGCCAACGAGGCGTGCAGCCCTAAGCATTCATGCTTGAGAACTACCTCGGGGATTTGGAAGTCTGGTTCTTCGCTGGCGTTCTTCTCGTAACGGAACAGCGACGACGCACGAACCAACGCCGCGCAAGTCTCGGGAGACAGGAACGGCATCGAGAACACGCTGTCGCTTTCACGCCAGATCAGATCGGCTGCGGCCTTGAACCGGGAATCCATATCGTGGAAGTCCCGGAAGTCAACACCGCCTCGCCGTGCTGCACCATCAGCCATTGTCCGCAACGCCTCAAGATGCGGTATCAAGTCCGCATGCAAGAGGTCATCGGTCGGCACAAACAGCCGAGGGTCAAGCATTACAGGCCAGCGACTGCGGCGTCAGCGTCGGTGCCGCCGAGGATGCTGTTAACATCGAACGGCAAGTCCACGACTTCGCCAGCCGGAGCGTCGGAAACTTCGGAGCCTTGAATTGGGTCTGGAGTGCCCTCGACCTGCTCGCCGACAGGGTTGAACTTGTTCGGTGCAACGTCGTAAATCTTCAACGCTGCGCCTTCACCGGCCATGACTTTCAGCAGCTTGGCGCCGCCTTCCAGTTCGACCACGGCGATGACCTTGCCGGTCAGCTCTTGCGCAGTGGCAGCACGACCGAACACGAACGAACCTTCGGTGCCGACTTCGATGTTCAGGCGGGCAGCTTCGGCGGCGCGCTCTTGCAGGTACTTGTCCAGCGCCACGGTTGCTTCGGTGGTCTTGCCGATCAGGTTGTTCACCTTCTCAACCAGCTTGACTTCTTTGGCGTCGTTGGCGTTGGTTACGGTGATCAGTGCTTGTACGTTCGACATGGTGTATCTCCAACAGGGATTTAGGATGGGCACAATTGCCCGCAATGCACACCCCGCAGATGTGCATTACGAACTCAGTGACAGCGAAGCCAGTGCTTCAACATCTTGCGCATAGCCTTGGCGTGCTTGCGCTTAAAGCGTAGCTGGCTATGGTCTTCGTTGCTGATGTATGCACGGTTGCCAGCCATGCATATCGTGAAGACCTTAGCCACGATAGCTCGGCACCGGGTAGAAGACGCCGCGCAGCTTGGTCATGATCAGCTCGGCGTTGATACCGAAGCCACTGAACTGGAAGCCATCGCTTACCAGTCGGCCCAGCTCTTGACCATCGCTACCCGCTGGCACGGTGCGCTTGTCTTGATCCAGACCTTCGTTGTAGTCCAGCAGGTCGAGGCCCGGCGCACGGCGCAGAAGGGACAGGATGTCGCCGGTGACAGCGGAGCGTTTGTTCAGGTCGATTACGTTCTGGCGGTTCATAGGTTTGCTTCCGTATGGATGGGCGAAGTAGGGAGAGGCGGCAACGCGGCGCTCAAGCTCCGCGAAGTCCACGTTGATCATGTCGTCAGTGACGATCCAGTCGATGCTGCGGCCCCGCAACCGAGGCAGCTCAGGCTCGCTTGGCATGCGCCCGGTCACGGTGCGGATCACTTGAGAGCGTCCAGCAACTTGGCTGCCTTGTCGCGGCGCTGCTCGGCGGCCTGCTGGCGGCTGAACAGAACCACGGCACGCTCGCTGCGGCCCTTGAGTTTGCCATGCACCTTGGCGACCTTGGCGTTGTACTGGCTGCGCGCCTTGTCGATGTCGCGGCCATGCAGGGACAGCACATGCTCACGGGCCGAAGCGTGCAGCTCAGCAGCCTCGTCGGCGATGTACTTGGACAGAGCAATCAGGTAAGCGGCGATCTTGATCAGCATGGGTTAAGCCTCGAATTTGACACGGTTGATTACGTGGGCCGGGTAGCTGTACGTTACCTTGTCCACAGTGATATGAGCGAACCCGTCCTTGATGACGAGCTTACCATCTTCAAACGTCGGGCCAACAAAGTCGGCGCCGGGATGCTTGCCTTGTTTCGTGAGCGCCCGCAGTGCATCACCACGGGAAGGCTGGCTCAGGATCAGAGTGATGCGCGCCATGTTACACCTGCACCATGGTGTGCTTGGTTTCGATCTTCTTCACTTCGACCTTCTCGGCCTTGAGCTGGAAGCCCGCATGTACCTGCACAGCGTGGAACAACTGGCCCGGATAGTTGCGCGCCATGCTCTCAGCAACGGCCATCGCTTCTTGCTCACAGGAGTGAACAACCTGCGGAGGCTTGGCCGAAGTCGGGCACCAGACCAGCCACTTCTCAGGCTTGCTGCGCACGTTGGTCAGCTCGACTGCCTTGGCGTGCCCGATGCTGGTCAGGAACCACAAGGCGAATTCCTTATTGTCCTTCTGCGAAACGATCAGGCCAGCTTCACGCAAGGCCAGCGCATCGAAGCTGTACACGTTGTTGGCTACGCCGATGGTGCGGGCGGCGGCGTCGGTGCGACGGCCGGCAACGATCTGGCCTACTGGAGTCTCGCGCACTTGGCGCAGCAGGTCGGACAGGATGTTCTTTTGCACGTTGTTCAGGTCGTTGATGTCAGCAGCTTTCACAGTCTTGTCCTCGGGCAGAATGGTCAGGTACACAGGGTTGTTGCGGGTGCGGAAGGTCTGGCCGTCCCAGATCACGATCACGAAGTTAGCTTCGATGCCAACTACTACACCCACCGCGCTACCACGGCGAGAGTGCATTACTTTGCGGCCAGTCATGCCACGGAATTCATTGAGCGTTGCCATAATTGCGGCGTCCTTATTTGGGTCGTGAGTGAGGCGCTTATGCGTCCTCGTCATCCAACAGAGCAAAGCCATACTCAAGCATGGCGGATTCGTGGGCACCAGACAGAGAGGTATCCACACCAGTGTAGGCATCGAAGCCTTCGCGGTACAGCAGGTCTTCCGGCGTAGGCTCAAGCACTACTTCCAGAGGATCAGCGTGCGCCAGTGCATCGCAGGCAAAGGCACAAGCCTCGGCCATTGCTGCATCGTCACAATCGAAACGAGTTAGTCTTTCCACCGTACAAACTCCTGAGTTCGTTGAAGGATTTCTCGGCGAGTTCCACGTCCAGATCGAACGTGTCACCCATGAACACTACAGCATCAAAACTGAATCCACGTAACCGGGCCGGGTCTTTGGGAATCTGGCTTACGTTTCCTTGGCAGCGACTTACGCCACGCACTGAGCCTTGACTCACGAAGTAGGATGGCATCCCGCTCGGCTTTGGTTGTGGTTCGTGTGCAAAGTTCTGTTCCGACTGCGGCGAGTCCGCCGTTTGCTGTACGCATTGCTCGGCCTCCGCAGCCAAGGGAATATTGAGGTTGCCTGTCACCCACTCGGATGCAGGGATATGGGCCACCAGCTTGGCGACCTCTGGATCGAATGCCACCTGCGCGTTACCGTGAATCACAGCAGCGCCGGGCACTTCGTACACAGCAAGAGCGTAGCCTTTGGCCGCCGCTTCACGCCGTGCGTTCTCACACCACCAGCTCTCAGCCTGCCGACGATTGGCAAAGCCGAACTTGAAGTGTGAAGGGTAGTCAACGCCAATCATCGGCGAGCTACCAGTATTAGTCGTGATGCTCATAGCATCGCGCTGTGCCCAGTCAAGCTGCCCACCTCGGGCACCATGCAGCCAGCGGTAAGGGCCGAGGCCATCGCTCGGGTGTTCCAGTCGTAGCACTTGCATTGTCGTAGCTCCTATCAGTTCCGGCCTTGCCGGGAGTAGTAAACCAGCAATGCACACCCGCAGATGTGCATTACTTCTTCACTGCTCAGCGCAACAGCGCATCACAAACTCGGTCTGGTCACAAGGGAAGGCACCATACCGCTCGTTGTACAGCGACATCATCACCGTGTCGGCCATGAACAGATCGCGGCACACCTCACGGAACTCCGTCTTGTGAATGTGCTTGCGGATCATCGGCCACTGCACCATGGACAGCGAGACTTCATCACCCAGCGAGAACGTCAGGCCATGCACCAGATGCCCGAGGTCGTGCATGGTACGGAAGGCGATGTTGCCAGCCGCGCCATAGATCGACGTGTCGTTGTGCTGGTTGCTGATGATCAGCAGACCAACAGCCCAGTCGTCGCACAGGGTTTCGTAGTCTTCCGGCGCCACCCAATGCGTGTCGTCGGCGATACGGATGTCAGGCTGCACCTCCAGCCTGCTCAGGTACTCAGCAGTCACAGCCTTGAAGGCGTCCACCAGCATGGCTGCGGCGGCGTGCATCGTGAAGTTGTCCATCATTAACCTCGGCGGTTGGCGTAGCTCTCACGCTTACGCATTGCTTGTTTGGCGAGCTTCAAGCCAGACACTGGCAAGAGGTACGCCGGGATGTTCCCTTGAGCCTTGATGCGGAACAGCGGGCCGTGCAGCTCACCGTATTGCACCTGCTCGCCTTCCAGTTCCACGACGGCACCGAAGGGCAGACCACGGGCATACGCACTGCGCGCCGACGGCAGGCTCACCCGCACCAGATCACCAGCCTTGAGCGCCCGGCTCATTGGTTGTCACCGATGTGGCCGTTGTTCATGCCTTCGGATGCGTCCACAGGGCTGTCCACCGCGCTGTCTACGGCGAACACGGCGTGCGGTGCCACTACGACATTGATAGAGCAGCCAGCGAGCGCCAGCACAGCGAGAAGGGCCATAGCGTTGATTGCGAGTTTCATATGCACCTCAGAGGTTCGGGCACCAGCGGAATTGCGGCGCCCATATTTGGGTCGGGAGTGCGGGCGTTATGCCGCAGTGGTCATGCCAGCCAGTTGTTCCAGCAGGGCTTCACCCTTGACTTCCACGTCAGGGTTATCCTTGCGCGCCTTGGCCGCTTGCTTGAGAATCTTGGCGATGGCCGCTTGCACGTCGAACACTTGGATCAGGTCAGGCGTCGGTGCGAATTCGTACCAAGGCTTCTCCCATGCCAAGTCGATGTTCGTTACCTTGTCCTTAGCGAACAAGAAAGGCATGTCCTTACGGTTCGGGCCTTCGTTGATGCTCACCTTACCGTTAGCGATGGCCCACTCAGCCAAGGCATTCTTGCGGGAACCCTTCGGCAGCGAATGATACAGATCATTCAACAGAGTCACGTTGTTGTGCTCATTGATGTGAGCGAGGATGGACACACCGGCCAACTGGATGTCAGCGTCCAGCTTAGCGCCGCGCTTGGCGATGGATGCAACAGCCTTGCTGATGTTTGCGGTGCCGACGATCAGAGTTTGCTTAGTCATGATTAGATTCCCATACCTTGTGAGTTGCGGGCGGACTGCCCTTTCATAATGCGTTGATGTTTCGCGGTACTACCACGCACCGGCCTAGACTGACCCGGCTTAGCCTTGGTCTGCTTAGTATCCCATGCGTTCTTGCTCGTTGGTTCAGGATCAGTGAAGTATCGCACGTCCCGCATTTCGCGGAGCTTGCGCCTTGCAGTCACTGCGCCTTCGCCTTTAACAGCGGACAACTCAGCCACCATCTTGAAGTGACCTTGCGCCTCAGCCAACAGACGATCGGTAGTCTTGAACCGCAGAGACTTGTCGTCACCGACATGCTTGCGAAGTTCCTTGCCGATGTTCTGGTAGTCACGTTGCTGCTGTCGTTCCACCTTACTGATGGATGAATGCTTAGCCATGATTTGCACCTCGGTAGTTTCTAAAGCCGACTCGTCTTAGTAACCTGTGCAACAGAGCATCCAGTCAGTAAGAACACAAGAGGGCTTTAGGAACCACCGTGGTATTGGCAGGTTCCTATCAGGCTACAGTCATCGGCAGTCACTCCCGCCTATGCACCTGATCCAGTTGACTATCATCCCGACAGTCAGTATTGCTGTAATCGTTTCCGACCAGCTCTGAGCCTAAGCCCGCCCCAGTTATTTCCATGGGAACTCGGTTGCATTCGAGTCTCTTGCACTACCCGCCGTTAAGCTAAGGATTGGACGCCGTGCCTTTAGGAGCGTCGATCAGTTCCGCTGATCCCGTCGTTACTTAGATTCCAGTCCGCTACCAGCTAATGCTAGACGCTTCCCGTACTACCCGGCTGTAACTTACCGTGTTGCTTTGTTGCCGTGAATCTTACAGCGTGGCTTCGTTCGTGTCAAGCTCACATTCAAGTTGCTGAGTGAGCGTGTTACGTTGAAGCCGGTGTAGCATGTTGCTGTGCTGCGGATGTTACCGTGAAGCGTGTAGCTTGTCAACCTGCTTTGTTCACTTGCTGTGCCTGTCGGTCTTACCAGCTAGCTACTTAGCTTAGAGAGTTTCCAGTGCCTTAGCAGTGTGTCGCCTTAGCAGTTAGTCCGTCTCGTTGAACATGTTGCGCAGTGTACAGTGTTTCTCGTCTCTGTCAACCGCTTATTTCATCCTGTCCGGCTGTGTTGCTGTCTGCCGTCTCAGTGGTGCCCATAGTACACTGTTATTCCTGTCTGTCTAGTCTTGTATTATCGTTGTCCCTATGTTACTCCCGTGCGTCGCGTGGTCATTAACCTGCTGTCCTGCATGCGCGTATACCGTGTGCCCGGTCTGCTGTCAAGGTCTGTCATTCGGTCTGGTAGTCTGGTCTTGACATCGTGGTCTGTTGTGTGGTTGGGCTGTGCTGTTGCTCCGGCTTAGACAGATATGACCGTTCGTGTCAAGTCTCCTAAGCATTCGCAGGGTATCGCGTTTCCCTTTGCTATAGTGGCCCAATTAGAAAACCGCTCTCAGCTCTCACAATCCCGCGCAGCCAAAAGAAGACAGTGTGCCCTTGTGCCTGCCCGCCCTTGTCCTATTGCCGTGCTGTGCGCGTTCTCAGCGCCTCACAGCCTGTATTGCCGTGCCCTGTACCTTTGTCGCGGCCATCGTAACAAATCGCTTGACAGCCCGGCTCAGCGGCCCCATACTGGCCCCGTCAACATCGACAGCAGCAGCGAGAAACCGCCATGACCAGCCATCCCTAATCAGCGCGCCCGACATTCTGCGCAGGGCACATGGGGGAACCGCGCGTTCTTTATGTCCGGGAGAGCTGGCGCATGTGCGCATCATTTTTGGGTCTGAGCTTCTGGCCCGAATCCCCGGAGAGCGTTGCAGTAATCCAGCGCGTCTGCGTAGTCCACCAGCCCCTTCACCAGCCCGCCTGTGGTCGCCGTAGAGACGATTGGATGCGGGCACGGTACGTCAGGGTCAATCCTTGCAGCGGAGTCGCTTGCACAGGCTGTCAGCAACGCCAGCAGGCACAGGAGTATCCCGGTAAACAGGTTCCTTGTCGAGCGCATCGCTGACGAGCGCTTTAGTCTGCGAGCTAAGCCTCTGCACAGCCGTGACAGCAGCCTGTATGCGAGCCTGAGAGGCCCGGAGGTCGCGTATAGCGAGTGTTTGTTCATCGAGCTTTGTCCTTGCCTCAGTGAGAGACGTGTGCGTCGCGTAGAGGCCCACAGCCAGCCCGAGAAGGGCCAGCGCGAGCAGTACGCGGATCAGTATTGTCCTTGCCATAGTGCGTACTCGTTGTGACGGCGGGTGTAAACGCCGTAGCAGTTGTTGGCCCGGACGGAGCAGTCCTTCCCACCAGCATAACGCCAGCGAAGGAGTTGCGGCCCAGCCTCGTCGTACCGACCTTGGTTGATCAGCTTGAACATAGTGCTTGTGGTGCAGTTCGTGTTCCCGACGTTGAAGCAGAACGAGACGAGCGCGTCGAACTCGTACTGGTACAGCGGGACTTTGATCGTGCGCTTAACAGCAGCGGCAGCCGAGTTGGCGTCCGTGCGAAGCAGCTCAGCGCATTGTGCGTCGCTGTAGACTAACCCTAAGCGTACCTCGGGGCCAGTGTGCCCGGTGCAGATGGTAGGCTTTCCAATCGAATCAAGGTATGCCCGGTTAACGGTTCCTTCTTCGTGTTGGATAAAGCCTAAGCCTGCTGCGGAGATACTAAGGACAGCCACAGCAGAGCGCGCAAGGCGCCCTACTTGTGGGAACTTAGGCATAACTCACCTCTTATGGAGCAGCGACTACGGTGATGGCGGTCAGTTGGCCGTCAGCCACGGTCAGTTCGTAGGTAACGCCGCCAGTGGAAACTTTCTGGCCGTTGGTAACGGATGCGACGAGTGGGTTCTGGCCCGGAG